AAGACTCCGGCGCTACCGTGCGAGTGGCTGGTGGTGGTAGGCAGGGGGAGCGGGATAGTCAAACCGACGATAGAGCAGAATCAAACGAAGAGTTTGTACCTCCTACTGTCGACCTACCTGATGGGTATGAGTGGGAGCAGGGAGAGGATGGTCAACCCGTGTTGGTGCAAACAGAAGAAGAGGATGACTCCTTCGACTTGAGTGTTGATGGAAGCATGGAGGAGAGTGGGTTGTCGTTAGGCGGAGTGCTTGGCGACTTAGCCGATATGCACATCGAAGACATGACGCCTGAACAGGTGGCAGAGATGAACGGCACCTCCGGCTCCGGCACCACTGGCGACGGTGTTGACGGCGATGGGGACAATGGCACCGGAAGCGGTGATGGTGGTGACGGTAACGGCGATGGAGACGGTGATGGAACTTTATCGGATTCTGATGGTCAAATACAAGAAAGCCAATTAAAAGAGCTAGATGATCTGTTCCCTTACCTCAACTTAACCCCTTCTGAATACGCCACATTAAGACAAAACCCTGATTTGGTAGCAGCGCTACTGGGAGATAACGCATAATGTATTATATTGATGCTGTTAACAGTGTGCTTAAGCGCTTACGTGAAGACGAAGTAGCCACTGTTGACCAAAACGAACAGAGTAAGGTGATTGGTGAGTTGTTGAACGACGCTCTTAAGGAGGTCGAAGAGGCTTGGGATTGGCAGGCGCTTCTGGTGTCAGACACAATGCCCATAGTGGCCTCGGTGCGTAACTATTCCATTGTGGATAGCCAGAACCGTATCACCATAAACGATATTTATAACACAACCAGTGACGCTCCACTCAAGAGTTGGTCGAAAGCGATGATGCGGAAGAAGATCATCCAAGATACTTCAACCTCCTCGCCCTACGCCTACGCTCAAGGGCTGACCGACACCAACGGCGACAACACCATAGACATCTATCCCATCCCCAACGATGCGTACACGCTGTCTGTGTCCTACTACCAACGCAGCGGTAGGCTAACTGCGGAGGGTGATGAAATCACTATACCCTCTCAGCCTGTCCTGCTGCTTGCCTACGCGAAAGCACAGCGTGAGAGAGGGGACGACCCCACTTCGGTAGCAATGTGCTATGAGGAGGCTCGTAGGAGCTTGTCAGACGCCATAGCCTACGACCACAGTAACGATACATCAGACACACAGTGGGTAGTCGTATGAGACAGAACCTAACCATTCAAGCCCCTGGCTTCCTCGGCATAAACACAGAAGACTCGCCACTAGAGTTGGAGCCGGGCTGGGCCGCTGTTGCCGACAACGTCATCATTGACAGGTACGGTAGAGTGGGAGCGAGGAATGGCTACACTGTCAAGACGTCAGATGCTAGCGCTCTTGGCGGTGAGAAGATAAAGCATATCCATCAGGGTGTGCCGCAGGTGCCGTCTACGTCGCAGATATTCTCTGTCGGCAACAACAAGATATTCAAGGGTGATACTACGCTGACGGACATTACCGTCGGCACTCCCACTGGCGACGACTGGCACATGGACACCTTGAACGACGACACCTTCTTCGCTCAAGCAGGACATGATATGCTGGTGTACGATCACTCGGCAGACACGTTGACCACGCTGGCGCTCCACACCAACTACGTCGCTAACGTATTCCTCCCCTCCGTCCAACCTGACATAGTTCATGCAGCTTACGGGCGACTGTGGGCAGCTAGCCATACAGCTGATACGTGGACAGTGGCTTGGTCTGACCTGTTAAACCCAGTCAACTTTGGTACTGGCTCGTCAGGCAGCATAGACGTCACTGAATCCTGGCCTCACGGGCATGATGAGATTACGGCTATCGCGTCACACGGTAATCGGATATTGGTATTTGGTAGCCATAGCATATTGGTATATAGCTCTAAAGCCGCTGATGGCCGCATGGGCGACCCAGCTAACGACCTGTTCCTTGAGGATGTTATTGAGGGGATAGGTGCTATCAACAAGCATTCCGTATGGGACATAGGTACTGACCTGCTCTTCTTGGATGTCAGTGGCTTACGCTCACTGGGCCGTACCATACAGGAGAAGAGTCTGCCCATTGGCGACTTGTCGTCCAACGTACGCACCACCTTCAGGAACCAAATCTCTCTCAACACCAACCCAGTGAACGGGATGTACGACCCTAAGAACGGCTTCCTCCTGGTCATCATGGAAGACCTCCCCATCCTCTACTGCTTCGACACTACGAAGTTCATGGAGGATGGAGCAGCTAGGGTGACGCATTGGACTGGGATGAACATAGCCTGTGGTTCTGTCCTGCAAGATGAGACAATTTACTTCGGCAACGCTGACGGCATTGTGGAGTATGGTGGCTACATCGACGACGACAAGTATTTCCAGATGCGTTACTACACCCACGTACAAGACTTTGGCGACCCTTCGCTGTTGAAGGTGCCTAAGAAGGCTTGCTTCACAGTGGCGGGTGGTGACGGTCAGAAGGCTATTGCGCTTTGGGGGTTCGACTTCGCTTACAACTTCAAGCGCCAGAACTTCTTCCTGAACAGCGGCACCCCTGACTACTACAACATTGACGAGTTCAACATAACCACTAGTGACGATCCTCTCGACCCCACTGAGTACGATGGTGGTGGTAGTACTATAGGACGATACTGCATCCCACTGAGTAGCTCTGGCTACAATGTGATACTAGGCTTTGAAGCCAAGATAGAGGGGGCAGCTGTCTCCTTACAAGAGATAAATCTACAGACACAAATAGGACGTATGCGATGAGCAACTACACCAAGAGTACTGACTTTGAATCTAAAGACGCACTCACCACGGGCAACCCACTTAAGGTTGTTAAGGGTGTAGAGCTTGATGATGAGTTCGACGATATAGAAACTAACTTCGCCACTAAGGCAGACATACACAATGAGACTCATACGGGTATTACCAACTTCACTACTGTGAATGTCTCCGGCACCTTGACCGCTGGGTTGATTGATGGAGGGACATACTAATGCCTTTGACGGACGAACAACGCGCTGCCACAGCGGGTAATCTTAGTAGCCTATTTGGCGCAGGCATCACAGGGTATGGCATATACGACCAGGCTGACCGTGTAGGTGACATAGGTCAAGCAGGCACTGAAGCCTTGTTTAATTTAGGTAATGAGTTGACGGGCAAGACAGCCTTCCAACCCTTCGGCCTTACCACCACCTCAGGTAGCCAGCAATACGACCCCACCACAGGGCAGCAAACCATCTCCCTAAACGACCAGCTACAAGGGCTAGTTAACCAGCAGCAGGCTGGAGCTGGTTCGCTATTCGGCAATGCGCTTGCACCGCAGGATGAAAGGATACAATCTAGCTACGATGCCATACGTGCCACTCAGAGGCCAGAGGAGCGCCGTCAGGCGATGATGCTGGAAGGTAGGCTGCATGGTCAGGGTCGTAGCGGAATCCGCTCAGCGCAGTATGGTGGCTCTCCAGAGCAGCTTGCTCAAGCTAAGGCTGTGGCTGAAGCTAAGAACAGCGCCAGCTTGGCCGCTATTGGAGAGGCTAGAGCGCAGCAGGCGCAAGACGCCAACATCGGCAGCAACATGCTCAGGGGTTCACTGCTGCCGGAAGCGCAGATGGGTAACTTGTTGGGCGTTAACCAGCAGACCGCCAACCTCAACCAGACTGGACAGATTGCAGGGGCTAACCTGTATGGTCAGCTTGGCTTGGGCGGCATACAGACTGGCATTAATGCTGAGAAAATTAGGGCGGATTTGATTGGCGGACTCTTCGGAGCAGCCGGTAATGCCGTAAGTGGTGAGGCCGGTACGTCGGTCATCGACTCCATATTGAAAAAGCTAGGGTTTTAAGGAGTAGAACATGGCAGGACAAGCAGTTAATTTAACGGGTCAGATAAATAACCTGGCCAACAGCATACTACAGCCAGCTACCCTTTCCCAAACCCAACAAGGTTTGCTAGGTCAGCTGCATAGGCAGGTCAACCCTATCCCTGAGATAGACATGAGTACGCAAGACGGACTCCGCGCTGGCATCCAAGATGCTATAAAGCGTGGGGATGCTGACCGCGCTACCATGTTGCAGAAGGTATTGACTCAGAAGATGGGTGACGAGAGGGCGCTTGAGGTTGCTCAAACTACAGCAGCTAGCCGCGAGAGAGTTGCTGATGTAGGGTTTGATAAGGTGGTCTTTCAGGAAGGAGCGAAGGATGCTAGAGAAATCATTAAGATTGCCGGTCGGAAGGAGCATGAGATTCTCAAGCAAAACCGGACAGATGCTCGTGCCGAAGATAAGATTGAAGCTAACCTAGAGTTAGAAGAGTTGCGTCGTCAACGTGAAATTGCTACCGCTCAGCTGAAATACAACAATAGCATGATGATTCTGGAAGCAAAGGACACAGCTAAGATCGCAGCAGCAGAGCGGAAGCTGGAAGGCGAGATGCAGCTTATTGAGGCGAGAGGACAGTCTGCCCTTGACTTGGCTAAAGCCAACAACGAGGCTCGTGCTGCCCTGTCTAAGACAAAGTCGCAGGTGAAGCTGCGCTTTAACCGCATAAACGCAACCGACCAGATCACAAAGAGTGACCTCGAAAACATGGGCTACTTGGTGGCTAACGACCCAACGTTCTTGCAGATGAAGCAGGACTCGGAAGGCTTTGCGGCTGTCTATGATGTGCTGTTCGATACAGATAAGAAAGCAAACACAGAGATGTTGAAGAAGATGACGGTTAAGGCAGCTAAGCTGTTACAAGAAACCAACGCCAACCTTGCGGAAGATGAGCAACCTATGACCGAAACTCAAGCGGTGATGCAGACTATGCAGGCTGCCGCTAGACAGATGACGGGGAAATAATATGTCAGGTCGCTTAATTAAGACAGGTGTTGAGCTAGGACAGGATGCGGGGGAGGAGTTATTCGAACTCGGTGCTGGCCTGCTCGGTAAAGGCAATGTTATGCCTTTCGAGGAAGCTGTCAAGCCTAAGAATACTAAAGCACAAGAAGAGTTTGACCGGCTGAGCCAGTGGCTAGACGACACTGATGAAGAAACATTTATGCTTAGAGAGGAGAGGGCTGACGAGTTCGGCTTTCCCGGCTACCACTCCTCCGGCGCTAACGACATCTTCACTGAAGGGAATCCAGGCTTTGTACTGGGCAGCCACATTGGCTCCACCCCTGACCAAGCTAGCGACCGCTACTTAGCTAAGCTGGGTAATGGTGAAATCGTAGACAAATCAGGAACCACCTATGCTGTACGTGTAGACATCAAGAACCCTGTCGAAATTAATGACGAGATGGGGCAGCATACTGTGGACAGCATAGCTGATGCCTTGTTGTCCGATCAGGTGATTGAGCTAGATGAATACATGGCTATCACTGACGCCATTGATTGGTCTACTGGGCTTGATAAAGCTGACGAGACTGAGGCGTGGCTGCTCCTGCGAGACTCACTAGAGAAGCGCGGCTTCGATGGTCTGCAATATGACAACATGGTTGAGGGAGCGGGGGAGGATGTCTCCTATATGCCGCTACGTGAGAACCAGGTGAGGAGTGAGTTCGCTGCCTTCGGTGACGCTGATGAAGCAGCTGCTCGTGGCATACCGCCGTGGCTGGCTGGTGTAGCTGGCGCGTCTGTCTTGCTAGCTGGCGGTACTTCACAGAAGGCTGAAGCAGCAAGCACAGAGCAGGAGAGGCTGGCTGCTTGGTTGGATGATGAAGAAGCACTCACCCCCACGGCCACCGAGCCTAAGGTCTTAGCCGCCAGCGAAAACGCACGTGGCATTATCAACGCTGTAACCAACGGTATGCTGCTGGGTGGCACTAACGAACTGGTCAGTGTAGGCAGGGCGTTAGTTGACAAGGTGTTCGATGCTGTCATTGACAACCCGCTCGAAGGGCATTCGGATATAATCCAAACCCCGCAGAGTTTTGATGACACTGTCTCCATGTACTTCGATGACGAGGTGGCGTTGAAGAAAGAGTTCCGCGACCAGAACCCACTATCGGCTACGGCATTGGAGCTGATTGGTGGCTTGGCAACTGGCGGTGCTAGTACAGCTGTCGTCACTAAAATGCTGCCTAGTGCTGGCCTTGCATTGTCAGGGGCTGCTACAGGTTTGATTGAGGGTGGAGTGTTTGGCTTCCTCGACAACGACGGCACTATCATCGACCGCAGCAAAGACGCAGCAACCTACAGCCTGCTCGGTGCTGGCTTCGGTGGCGCTGTGGGTAAAGGGATAGCTAAGTGGAAGGGTGAGCCTATCGACAACGCAGCCCTGTTGGCTAGTGAGCTGGGTGCTACGAGCGCTCACCGCATAAAGAACAACCGCCTCTACCGCACTGTTACTGGCGCACAGAAGCGAGACAGGGCTGCTCAAAAGGTTATAGGTAAGTTTCAAGACGACCTCATCCTGGTACGCGCCACCTTCCCCGACGCCACTCCTGAACTGGTGGCAGAGATTGCAGCTAAGAAGCAAGAGCTGCGGCTGGATGATTTGTACGGGGCAGCTAAGCAGCTGGGCATAGACATTAAGATGCCATCGCTAGCCAGTGCTGCACAGTCGGCGCACCGGATACATCAAGCACGTATCCACGGCTACCGTGACAACACTATGATCGACCTAGTTAAGAAAACTGGCAAGCCTCCCGCTGAAGTAGCGCGTCTGCTGGCAGAGAATACCCACGACCGTATTGCTAAGCACTCCCGCAAGCTGGCTTTGCGTATGCGTAAGATGGAAATGGACAATGCTGGCGACGTATTCCGTAGCATGGAAGCCGTTGGTAACTTGGATAGAGCGTATCAGAAACTGTCTGCTGCGGGTGCGCGTCAGTTTAAGAAGGAGTTGATTAACAACAACC